ATTTTGCTACAAACTTTACTGATTTTAACATGCCAACAGCTTTTCATGTTGGTTTTACTTATGTGTTTGATCAAACAGATAGTTCAAATAACAATCATCCTTTAAGATTTTCAACAACGCCAAACGGAACGCACGGAGGAGGTTCAGAATATACATCTAATGTAAGTGTTTCTGGTTCACCTGGATCTACAGGATCAACACAAATAACTATAACAGAATCAACTCCTTCTACTCTTTATATATATTGTACTCAACATTCTGGTATGGGTATGGCAGTGTCTGTTGAAGGTAGTGTTAATTTAGGAATGACAACTACAGAAGGAGATGTTAGTGTAGGCGTTGGTGTTGGCGTATTCCCAAGTGGAGTAAGTGCAACTGGAGATATTGGATTTGTTCAAATTAATTTTGGAGCTGATATCTTCCCAACAGGATTAAGTATGACAGGAAGTGTTGGCGACATATCTATTTGGCAAGAGGTAGATAGTAGTCAAACTCCAAACTGGGTAAGGATTGCTGCGTAATGGCTACATTTAGTAATTTAGGTATAAAATTAATTGGAACAGGTGAAGAATCAGGTACTTGGGGCACAAGTACAAACACAAATATGGAATTGCTTGACCAAGCAGTATCTGGTTATGTTAGTCATGCACTTTCAGATGCTAACGCAACTTTAGCTATTGCTGACGGTTCAAGTTCAACTGCAAGAAATAAATACATTAATTTTACTGGAACTTTAACGGCACACAGAACAATAACACTAAGTCCAAATGATTTAGAAAAAACTTGGTATGTAAAAAACGCTACAACAGGTGGTTTTAATTTAATTTTTAAACAAGGTTCATCTGGTACAACAGTAACATTGCCAAATGGCACAACAGCTATGATATTTGCTGATGGTCTTGGAGCAACAAACGGTAATATAAAAAATGGAATAGGTACTCTTTTAACAGAAGGTGTTATTCCAGCAGCCGATAACACACATGATTTAGGTTCTGCAACACATGAATTTAGAAATTTATATATTGATGGTATTGCTTATTTAGATCAAGCTGATATTGGTTCTGGAAATATAGACGGCGTTGACATAGGATCTAATTTAGCTGCTACTAATTTAACTGTTGATAGCATTAATATTAACGGAAATGAAATACAAGCTACATCAAATCAATTAGCTTTTGTTACTGGTGGTTCTGCTGAAAGAGTGCGTATAGATAGTACAGGTAATATATTTTATGGCGGAAGAACAACAACAAGTGCTACAACTAACGCAACATCTTTTTTAGATACAGACACAACATATAAATCCTATCAAGGTAGTGGTACTCCACACATAACACTTTTAAATGGTGCAACAACTGTAGGCACTATTACAAACAACGGGACAAACGCCTCTTACAATACAACTTCTGATTACCGAGTTAAAAATAGACTTGGTACAATAGAAGATGCTGTTGAAAGAGTTTTAGAGTTAGACCCGCTTCTTTATTCTTTTATAGGTAAAGATGATGTTCACGAAGGTTTTATAGCTCACGAAGTTGATGCTATAGTTCCTAATGCAGTTACCGGTGACAAGGACGCTGTTGATCCAATAACAGACGCACCAATTTTACAGCAATTAGATTTATCTAAGCTGGTTCCTTTACTTACTCAAGCTTTGAAAGAAGCAATTTGGAAAATAGACGATTTGCAAGAGAAAGTGGAAGAATTACAAGATGCCGTTAGCGAAATTTAATTTCAGACCTGGAATAAATAAAGAAACAACAGATTATACAGACGAAGGTGGTTGGACAGACGGTAACCTTGTTCGTTTTCAATCAGGTCTTCCACAAAAGATAGGTGGATGGGAAAAGTATTCGCAAAATTCTTTTTTAGGTAGTTGTCGTACATTGTTTGAATGGTCTGACTTTGACGGCAATCAATATGTAGGTGTAGGAACTAATCGTAAATTTTATGTATTAAATCAAGCTGTGTTCTATGATATTACACCATTACGATCCACAGTATCAGCTACAGACGTTATGACTACAAATGGAACAACTACTGTAAAGTTTACTGTTACAGGTCATGGTTGTGCTACAGGAGATTTTGTAACTATATCTGGTTTGTCAGGTCCTGTTAATGGTATTCCAATAACAGAAATAAATGCTAATCATGCTGTAGCTGTTGTTGATGCTAATAACTTTAATATAACAGTTACTACTCAAGCTAATGGTTCTACTTCTAATACGGGTGGGACTTTAACATTTGCTTTTGAAATACCTGTTGGAGAAGACTTACAAAACCTTTTAGGTGGATGGGGCTCTGGTACTTGGAACGCTGGTTCTTGGGGTTTTGGTGCAACAGGCGACTCATTTAGATTATGGAATCAAGATAATTACGGCGAAGACCTTATTATGAATTATAGAGGCGGTGGTATTTACAAGTGGGACGAGAGTGCAGGCACAAATACTCGTGCTACAGATATTACTGCTGATGCAGGAGCTATCTTAGCTCCAACAAAAGCAAACCAAGTTATTGTCTCTGAAAGAGACGGCCATGTTGTTGCATTAGGTGTTGATCCTATTTCTGGTGCTTCTAGAACAGGAACAATAGACCCAATGATAATAGCAATTTCTAACCAAAACAGTGCAGTTGATTGGCAGATACGAACAGACGGAACATCTACAGCTGATCAGATTGAGTTAAATCTAGGTTCTGAGATTATTGGCGGGCTACAGACTCGTCAGGAAATATTAGTATGGACCGATATCGCATTGTTTTCATTGCGATTCGTAGGGGGACCCCTGCCCTTTACCACTTCTCTCCTCGCAAGGGGTCCCTCGATACTAGGTCCAAATGCAGCGGTCAATGGAGCCGATGCAACATTTTGGATGGATAAATCTAACTTCTATGTTTACACAGGTTCTGTTCAAGCATTGCCTTGTACTGTAAAAGAATATGTCTTTAATGATATTAACTATGATGAAAGATATAAGATTTTTGGTTTCTCTAATCAAACTTTTGACGAAGTAGGATGGTATTATCCTTCTGCTGGTTCTAATGAAATTGATAGATATGTTACATATAACTATGTGCAAAGAACATGGGCTATAGGTAAAATGGAAAGAACAGCTTGGATTGACTACGGTATTTATCAAAAACCAAGAGCAGCTGGTGGTAGTTCACCAGG